GATTAGGAAGTATAGATGATTCTCTATGTCATACAGACCAACCTTTGTTTAGAACAAATAGTTTATTAGAAGATTTAATATCTGTTATTGAAGAGAAAGAACTTAAATAAAATGGAACAAGAAAAATTAGTAAAAGAAATGTTAATAGCAATTGGAGAAAATCCAGAAAGGTTAGGATTACAAGATACTCCTAAAAGAGTAGTTAAAATGTGGAAAGAAATATTTAGAGGTTACGATAAAAATCAAAAACCTAAAATTACAACTTTTCCTAATAATGATGATGGTATTCATTATGACCAAATGATTACAGATACAGGAACTTTCTATTCCCAATGTGAACATCACATGGCTGTATTTTTTGGAAAGTATTGGTTTGCTTATATTCCAGCACCTAATGGAAATATTATTGGGCTTAGTAAAGTTGCAAGAGTAGTTGAATATTATTCAGCAAGATTACAAGTTCAAGAAAGATTAGTTCATCAAATTGTTAATGAATTGTGGAAAGTTCTAACAACTGAAGATGGAGTTGAACCACTTGGTATGGGATTATTAATGGAAGGAACTCATACTTGTAAATGTATGAGAGGAATTAAAAAAGAAGGTAAGATGACAACTACTGCATTGAAAGGAATTATGTTGGTTGAATCAAAACAAGAATTTTTAGATTTTACAAGGAGAAAATGAATCAAGAAATTAGAAGAAGTATAGATATTGATATGGGACATAGAGTAATCACTCAAGTATTAGGTGGAAAACCTGGTCCTTGTAGTAGTTGTCATGGTCATCGTTATCATATTGAAGTATGTGTCAATGGAAATGTAATTGATGAAAAAGGAAATCCTCAAGAAGGAATGGTTATTGATTTTGTGCTAAATTAGAAATAGTTAATTTTATTCCAACTGCAGAAAATTTAGCAAAATATTGGTTTGAAATAATTGAACCTGAATTTAAAAATGTAGGAATAAAAATAACTAAATTAAGAGTAAATGAAACTCCTAACAGTTTAGTAATATATGAAAAATGAATAAGTATTATATGACTTGGTCTGAAATGGAATTGCTTTGTGAAAAGTTAATAAAGAAAGTTAAATTAAAAAATATTAAATCTATTTATGGAGTTCCAAGAGGAGGTTTAATTCCTGCAGTATATTTATCACATTTAACTAATATTCCATTAGTTACAAAAATAGGGCATCCTTTTGAATGTTTGGTTGTAGATGATATTTGTGACAAAGGAGTTACATTGGATAAATATTTAAATAATGGCTATACTTGTGCTGTATTAACAAATAAATTTGCACATGAAAATTTAGTTAGTGCAAAAGAAGTAAATCAATGGATAGTCTTTCCATGGGAAACAGAAGAAAGTAGTAAAGCAGATTATATAGAAAATGGTAAAAACAATAATTAAAGATTCAGATAAATTTGATAATAGAAAAGTTGAAGGAGTTTCAATTAGAGTAGCAGAAATGTTTAGTAACACTGTCCAGGGGGAGGGAATAAATACTGGAGTTCCAGCTACCTTTTTAAGATTAAATGGTTGTACTTTATCTTGTAAGTGGTGTGACACTTTAGAAGTTTGGAAAGGTGGATCTAATTATTCTATAACAGAAATATTAAACCTAATGGAAGAAAATGGAGTTGATAAAGATTTGAGAAATGGTCACCATTTAATTATTACAGGTGGTTCTCCTTTAATGCAACAAGATAAAGTTTTACATTTGATAATTGAATTTGTAAAAAGATTTGGATTTAAACCTTATATTGAAATTGAAAATGAAGCTGTATTAAAACCAACTTTACAATTAATTAATAATGTAGATTGTTGGAACAATTCACCTAAATTATCAAACTCAGGAAATAAAACTATATTAAGATATAGAGAAGAAGTTTTATTACAATTAAGAGATTTAAAAAATTCATGGTTTAAATTTGTAATTACTTGTGAAGAAGATTGGAATGAAATTAAAGAACAATATATTGATAAAGGATTAATTAGAAAGAGTCAAATTATATTAATGCCAGAAGGAGTTACTAAAGAAGAAATAAGTAAAAAATATAATTGGTTAATAGACCTTGCTTGTAGAGAAGGAGTAAGAGTTTCAGATAGATTTCACGTAACAGTGTGGAATAAAAAAACAGGAGTTTAAATTGGACAAAGATAATTATATCTGTAGTAAATGTAAGAAAGTAAGTAAGAAGTATTATCCTATGAACTTTACTACTTTTTATTGTGAAAAATGTTTTAAAAAATATTTTAAAACAAAAGATTTATAAACACTTAAATAAATATATATTTATAGATAAAATCTATACTAATAACAAAAATGAAAATAAAATTAGAAGCAAAAACACTAAAAGATTTTTTAAGCACATCTACTTTAAATGGTAAGATTGAGTCATTATTAATTAATTTTACAAATAATGGAATTGAAATTAATGCTGTAATGGAAAACAATGTTGGAGCAACATTATCAATTTTAGATAAAATAGTTTGTAAAACTATTAGTGGAGATGATATTAAAATTGGAGTTAAAGATACTAAATTATTAATTAATATTTTAGGAACATTTAATGGAGTTGTAGAATTAGAGATTACAGAAAATTCATTAGTAGTTAAAGATGAAAACAAAGTAGCTAATTTAGTAAACATGAAACCAGAATTTGTTGAAACAAATTTACCAAAAGAACATAAAGATAAATTAGTAGATATGTTTGATGGAGGAATAAAAATGTCTTCAAATATTTTTATTAAAGCAGTTAAGAATAGTGGAATTATTGGAAGTGATTCTTTTGAAATTAGAAATAAAAATAATTCATTTGTAATTATTACAGGTGAAAATAAATTTAATAAAATTGAAGAATCTATCAATTTGGATTATAAAGATTTTGAAACTAAATTTAGTGATATTCTGAAAGATGCAGTTTCTGTATTAACAGATGAAATTACTCTTTCAGTTGCTGGTGATTATAAACCAATTATGTTTACAATTAAGAATGAAAACTTCTTAAGTAAAATTGTAGTTAGTCCATTAGATAAAGTAGAGGAATAAATTAAAAAATGTTAGTAGATGAATTTAGACCAAGAGAATTTAAAGATGTAATTGGATTAAATCAATCTATTATTTCTTATGTAAATAAAAATGATATTCCTCATTTATTATTTTATGGTTCAGCAGGAACAGGGAAAACAACTACTGCTCATATTATTAAAGAAAAATTAGCTACAGATTGTTTAACTCTTAATGCTTCCAATGAAAGAGGGATTGAAGTTATCAGAGATAAAATTAAAACATTTGCTTCTACTGTTTCAAGTAAAGGGAAAGTTAAATTAGTATTTTTAGATGAAGCAGATGCTTTGACTAATGACGCACAAAATGCTTTAAGAAATACTATGGAAACTTATCATAGTAATTGTAGATTTATTTTAACTTGTAACTATATTAATAAAATTACAGAACCTATTAAAAGTAGATGTCAAAAGTTTCAATTTCAATTACCAAAGAAAGAAGAAATTTCTGGTAGATTATATCATATTATTGAAGTTAAAAATATATTAATTGAAAATAAAGCAGTAGATAAAATTGTTGAAATTACTTATCCTGATATCAGAAGTGCTATTAATAAATTAGAATCTTTATCTTTTGAACATGATGATATTAAATTTGAACATGTTATAAAAGAAGAATTAGAAATTAATAAATTATTTGAATTAATAAGAACAAAAGGGGTTAATGAAATAAGACAATGGGTATTAGATTCCAATATTGATTATAAACAAACTTTAATAAGTTTAAATGATTATGTTTGGAAAAATAGATCTTCAATTAATAATATTATTAAAGTAATATTTGAAATTGCAGAAACTGGAAGTAAATTAAATTCCGTAGTATGTCAAGAAATGGAATTCACAAAACTTTTAATTAAAATAAAATTATTAATAAAAAATGCTTAATGCTATAAAAAGAGTTCATAATCAAAATATGTTAAAGGATGATTATAAAATGTTATATCCTTTAATGATTTGGAGTAGTGGAAATGAAAAAAATTTTGAAATTGCAAGTAAAGTAAATAGAATGTTTTTTACTTGTGATAGTAGAATATTAATTAATGTTCTTTCTATAGGATTAAAGTATAGAGGATTTACTCCTTATATGAAAGCAAAAAAATTTGATGCTACTAAATATGATATAGTATTAAATTTACTTAAAAAGAAATATTATCTAGGAACAAATGATGTTATTGGAATAAGAAAATATGTTGAACATTTAACTAAAGATAAAGTAGAGTTAAATAAATTAGCAAATGAATTTGGTTTAGATAATAAAGAAAGAAAAAAATTAGGGTTAGATACTTTAAAAATGGATAAAACTAAAATGAAAAAAATAGAGAAGAGAGGAAAGAGTTTATTTTAAAAATGAAAAACGAATTATGTAGAGTTTGTAAAAGTAAAGGGTCATGGATAACTCCAGAGATTTATAAATGTAATAATTGCAGTACATTATATAGAATTTTTGATGTTAATTATCAAACTGAATATATTGATAAAGATTACTGGTTTGATATAACTAAACCAGAATGGGAATGGGTTCCAATTGAACAATATAATCAATATAATTATATTAAGACTTGTTTGATTCCAGGAAATGTTGTTGAATTTGGAGCAGCAAATGGATTAATTGCTAAACATATTGCTAAGGAAGGGAGACAAGTTCTTATTCAAGATTTAGTAGATATTAGATCTGACGAAGTCATTGATAATAAAAATATAAAATTCTTTGCAGGAACTTTTGAAGATACTGTTAAATTAATTAATAATGAAACTTATAACAATGTAGTCATGAATAATGTAATTGAACATATTAATGACATTCATAATGTATTTAAAGAAGTTAATAGAATTTTAACACCAGGTGGAAAATTTATTTTTATTACAGATGATGGAGATAATCCTTTAAGCAATATTAATGCTGTATTAGCACATCCAGAACATTGTTTTTGTATTACAAGAAAAGGTGTAGAATTATTGTGTGACAAGTATGGATTTACAATTGAGAAATATTGGAATATGACAGATAATTTAATATTTGTGAGTGTTGTTAAAAATGGTTAAATACATTATTGATATTGATGATACAATTTGTGAAATGCCAGATATTAATGATTATTCCTACGAAAATTTAATTAATAGAAAACCTATTAAAGAAACAATAAAAGTTGTTAATAATCTATTTAAACAAGGTCATTATATTGTGTTCTTTACTTCAAGACCTTCTTGGGATTATGAAGTAACTAAAGAATGGTTAATAAAAAATGAAATTAGATTTAATCAATTAATTATGGGAAAGCCTTTGGGTGATGTATATATTGATGACAAAAATATGTTGTTGGAGGATTTTCAAAATGGAAACTAAAGATGTTTTATTATTTAGTGGTGGAGTAGATTCTTTAGTTTGTTGGTTTTATATGAATCAACCTAAATCAGTTTATGTTAATTTAGATACTAAATATAGTAATAAAGAGATTGAAAATATAAATAAATTTAAACAATTAATTCCAGATTTTAATTGTGAAATTATTGAAGGAATTAACTTAGGACAATTTGAAGAAGGAGAAAAAGCTTTTGTTAAAAATAGAAATTTAATTTTATCTTGTATTGCTAATAATTTTGGTAACAGAATAATTTTAGGTGGAATTGAAGATGATAAAGTTTGTGATAAAAATCCAGAAGCATTTGAAGCTATGTCAAAATGTCTCTCTATTGTTAATGAAGAACCAGTTGAAATTTATTCTCCTTTTTGGAAAATGTCTAAAGTAGAAATAATTGATTGGTTTATTAATAATGTTGAAAATGCAGATGATTTATTGAAACTAAGTATTAGTTGTTATTCTGAAGAAGAAGGTCAATGTGGAAATTGCCCAAGTTGCTTTAGGAAAGCAATTGCTATGTCTGCATTAGATTTAGATATTTCCTTTTTTAATAAAGATATTACTAAATATAATGGAATTCCAGAATATCTTGAAAAATTTAAAAATAATAAATATTCAGAAAAAAGAACAAAAGAAACATTAAAAGTTTTAAAAAATTGGGGATATGAAATATGAAATTAAATAAAAATATGTATTATTATCCAGCAGCAATGCCTGGATTAATTCAATTATCTAAAACGAAAGGATTACAACATTGGGATGAATATAGTTATTTTCAATATCCAGCTTTATTAATTTCTGCTTTTTATGGAATGAATTCTGTGGATATCAGAAAGGAATATAATCTTCCTAAAGAAATAAAAATTTTAGGAGATAGTGGTGGTTTTCAAGCATTGACACAGCAAGAATATTTAGATCATTTAAAAGTAATGAAATGGTTAGAATTAAATTGTGATGAAGGTTTTACATATGATATTCCACCAGTTAATCCAGAAAACTTTGCACCTTTACCTAAAGACAAGTTTGAAAAATTAATATATCAAAATATGAAAAATGCTTGTGAAATGTTAGATATAAGAACTAATAAAGAGTTTAAATTAATTTTAGTAGTTCATGGTTCAACATTTGAAACATTAGATTATAATGTTAAGGTCTTAAATGAACTTGGAAAAACTTTAGATGATTTTGATGGTATATCATTATCAAATAAAAATAGTAATCCTTTTGTTATTGCTGAAATGTCTTTGTGGATTATTAGAAATATTCCTGAAAATAAAAGATTTCATTTTTTAGGTTTATCTGGAACATCTACTGTTCCTTTAATGTTATATATTTTATCTGAAAGGAAAGATATAATTACAACTTGGGATAGTAGTAGTTATACATCAGGGGCTAAAAGGAGAGAGTTTTGGATAGAAAAACCAAATAAAACTATTGCTAACTTTGGGAGAGAAAATCATGGATTGAAAAAAGTTCCTTGTGATTGTCCAGTATGTAATAAAAATACTGTAGAAGATTATTTGAAAGATGATAAATTAATACCTGGTTCTAAATTATCTTTACATAATTTATATATTTCATTAAGATATTTTAAAAATTTAATTAACCTTGTTGGAAATAGAGAATTATTTAAAGAATACATTAATGAATTTATAACAAATAAAGCAAAGACTGCATTTAAATTTACAGATGAAGTTTTAAAATCACCACAGAAATTTGATGAATTAAAACATAAATATAATTCATATTTTTATGATGGAAGAAATCAAATAGATAAAACTAAAAATTTATTTGGGTTTACAAAATGAAATGTAAAAGATGTAATAGAGAATTGAAATCAGAAGATTCAATTAAACTTTGTTATGGACCAACTTGTGCTGCTAAGGAAGGAATAGTTATTCCTTCTAAATTAAAAGTAAAAAAATACAGAGGAAAAGATATACTTAAATTTATAAATGTATAAATATATATTTATATTATAAAACAAAATGGAGAGAAAATTAATAAAAACAGAAGATGAATTTAATAGAATGGTTCATTATTTATCTAATTTCAAAAAGATTTCTTTTGATACAGAAAACACCGATTTAAATCCTAAGTTTTTAAAACCTGTTGGATTTAGTTTATGTGTAAAAGACTTTGAAAAATATAAAGCATTTTATATTCCAATCAATCATACAGATACCAAAACAGAACTTCATAAAAGATTTAATGAAATTGTAAAAGGTAAAGAATTAATTATAATGCATAATTCAGTTTATGATAGTGGTGTTGTACAACATAATTATTGTAATTCTTTATTAGATTATAAATGGTTTGATACAATGATTGCACAACATTTATTAGATGAAAATGGAAGAAAAGGTTTAAAATATTTAAGTGAAAAATATTTTGGATATAAACAAGAAACTTTTGCAGAAACAATTGGGAGTAAAATAAATTGTTCTGAAATTAGTAGTGAAAGAATTTATAAGTATGCTTGTGACGATGCAATTATGACTTATAAATTATATGAATTACAAGAACCTCAATTAAAGAAAGAAGGTTTAGATATGTTGTTCTATAAAATTGAAATGCCTTTTCAAAAAACATTAATGTATATTAGAAGTCAAGGAATTACATTTGATAAAGAATTATCTATTAATGTAGAAAAACAATTAAAAGAAGATAAACTTAAAGCCGTTAATGAAATAATTAAATCAAGTAAAGCAATAAGTACTATTACAGATTTATTTGGTAATAAAAAATTATCTGTTAATATTGATAGTAGTAAAGAATTAACTAAATTATTATATGATAAATTAAATTTACCTGTAATTGTAACAACTGAATCAGGTAAACCAGCAACAGATAATAAGTCATTAGAAAAAATGAAAGATGAAGAAGGTAAATTTATTCATCCAATTATAGAGCCTTTATTATGGTATAAGGAAGTTGAAAAATTAATTTCTACTTATACAGATTCTTTAAGAACAAAAGTAATGTCTGATGGAAAAATATATGCAGACTTAAATGATATTGGAACAGCTACTGGAAGAATGAGTTGTAATTCTCCAAACTTTCAAAACTTACCAAAAAATAATAAATATCCAATAAGAGCTTTTTTCAAAGCAAGTGAAGGTTATAAAATGTTTGTTCCTGATTTCAGTCAAGAAGAATTAAAAGTTTGTGGAGTTATTACAAATTCAAAAGCATTTAAAGATGCTTTTTTAAATGATGAAGATTTACATTTAAAAGTTGCAAATGGTTGTTATGATTTAGGAATACCAGAAGAAGCTTTACTTAAGTCAAGTGAATTATATAAAGAATATGAAGAGAAGTTTCATAAGCAAAGATTTAATGCTAAGTTTATTAATTTTGGAATTATTTATGGAATGTCTGAATTTGGTTTAAGTACAATGTTAGGTTGTACTGTTCCTGAAGCTAAAGAAATAATTGATAATTATTTTGATAAATTTCCAGAAGTTAAAAGAGAAATTGAAATAACTAAAAAAAAAGTAAAAGAAAATGGTTTTATAAGAAACTTATATGGAAGAAAAAGAAGATTATTTAAGTCTGAAAATAGTAAAGGTGGAAGATACTGGAAGCCTAAAGTATTCAAACAAGCCTTTAATTTTCAAATTCAAGGAAGTTGTGCAGACATATTAAGGGTAATTATGAATAAGTTATATAAATATATACTAAAAACTAATGATGAAGTTAGAATGTTAGCTACTGTACATGATGAAATAATGTTTGAAATTAAAGATAATAATAACTTTAATAAACATAAAGAACAAATAATTTATATAATGGAAAATACAGTTAACTTAAGTATTAAATTAACTGTAGATGGTTCTGTCGGAACTAACTATCTGGAGGCAAAGTGAATGGGAATAAATAAAAAGAAAAAATGTAGAATTTGTGGAATGAGAACATTTAATAAAGTTAAAAGTGCAGAGGAAGAATTTATATCTTGTTGTGAATGTTGTGAAAACAAATATAAATATAAAGCTAATTTAATTAAAGCATTAGATAAAGGTAAATATTGAAATGGAAAAAGATATTACAAAAAGATTGTCAAAGTCAAAAATTAATAGTTATTTGACTTGTCCGAAGAAATATTGGTTTGAACAAAACTTTCCAGAAAAGTTTGTTACAAATGAAGCAATGCAAAGAGGAAGTGAACTTCATCAAATCTTTGAAGACCTATATACAAAACCAGCTAATTTATCAGATGATAAAATAAAATTTAAAGAAACTATTATGAAATTAGATAATTCTAATAAATATGTTGACCAAGTAAATAAATTTATTGATTGGCAAGAACAATTTAAATTTATGAAACCTGAATCTGTTGAAAAAAAGATTTATGATGCTGAAGAAGATTTAGTTGTTATGTGGGATAGAGTAGATTTTGATGGAAAAAAAAGATGCTTGTTATATTTATATGAGAAATGAAAAAAATAATATTGATTATGTTGGAATTTATTTTATTGATCATGGAGTATTTGAAACTCTTCCTGTAACAGATGAAGATATGAAATGGGTTAGCAAAGAATTATTTAGAATAAAAACTGAAATGAAAGACTGTCAAAAATCAGGAGTTTGGAGTTGCAAAAAATCTTGGTTATGTAATTATTGTAATTATAAACCAAGATGTCCTTTGTATAAAAAATTTAAATTTTAAAAATGATAAAAGAAATAGGAACTCCAGGAAGAAGATTAGTTTTAACAGAAGAAGAATATTTTTCTTTCATTAATAAATTTAATGGTATTGTTAATCTTTATGAAACAATTTATAATTATAAATATCTTAAGTCTGCTTTTAGTCCTGAATATGATTCTGCTATATTAAATAAAATGTTTTTTGACTTAGATAGTAAACATAGTTTAGAAAATGCAAGAAAATTTCATAAGTATTTGTTAGATAATAATATTCAACATTATATGAAACAATCATCATTATTTAGATTTCATTTTATTGTTTATTGTAAAGGTTCTGTTAACAATAAGAAAAATGCATTATTCAATGCTATGATAAAATTAGCAGATGATGCAGGTTTAACTTATGGACAATCATCTGAAGAAGATTTAGATATTGCAACCTTTGGAGACTTAGCAAGATTATGCAGAATTCCAGGAACTTTTAATGTTAAAAGAAAATCTTGGTGCAATTATGTTTCTCATAATGAATTAAAAAGTAAAGAGAAACTTGAGGAAAATTCTAAAATACAAAAAAATAGAGTTAAATATATTTATGGGAAAAATAAGATAGATTTAAAAGAATTTGATTCAGAAGAAGTTAGTCATTTACAAATAAGAAATAAATTTGATATTGATGATTATAAGGGAAGCTTTAATGATAAGTGGGAAAAGATTTTTCCTCCTTTTATATTAAAAGTATTAGCGGATTATAATGCTTATGGAAATTGGTCTAATAGATGGAGAGTAGCAATTTATTGTAGAGATATTGGAATGAGTAAAAATGAGGTAGATTTTATTGCTTCAAAACATTTTAGTAAAGTTATTAATAATGGTTCTATGAATGGAAGAGGAACTAATTATGACCATTTTGTTAAAGTAAAAGTTTTAACTCAAGTCTTTGATAAATCAGAGAAATATAAATTTCCTCCTGCAGGTAGATTAAAAGATGAAGGATATGAAATTGAACCAGAAGATGTTAAAAGTTTTGGAGAATTATATTTTTAAAAATGAAAGATAAAATAAAGAAGTTGAAAATAGAAGTTTTAGAAAGAAATGTAGCTCTAAGGAGAATAAAACAATTAAATAAAGAACTTAAAGAAGAATTAGAGAAAAATAATATACTATATAATATAGAAAAAGGAGACAGAGTATTTGTTGAATGTTTAACATACAGTGGGAAAGTTAGAACTTACAATGGATTATTTATTGAAGAAGGAAGAAAACATATTAAGATTGAAATATGGGACCATAAGATTGAAAAATATTATAGTTATATTATTTCAAAAGGATTAATTTCAGGAATGAAAATATATGCTAAAGAATGAGATCAGGACAAGTATTTGAAAATAAATTTAGTAAGTGGTGTTTTAAGAAAGGTTATTTCAGAAAAAAATTATCTGCTACAAATGATGGAGGACATAAACAGAAACAAGACTGTGATTTTATTGTAGCAAATAATGAAGGAGTTTATTTTGCTGAATTAAAATCAAGAGAAGAAAGGTTTTCATTCAATGATTTAACTCAACATAAGAAATTAACCTTGTTAGAAAGGAAAACTAATAAGATAATTCCATTAGTATTAATTTATATACAAAAGGAAAAAACTATTGTTAAATTAGGTTTAAAGGATTATGATTATATAAAAAATAATGTTAAATTTAATAATGGAAAGTTAAAAAAATCATTAACAATTAAAGATGTTCCAGATAGATTTAAATTTACTTGGAAAAACATAGATTTATAAATAAATAAATATTTATATATTTATAATAAATAAAGCTGAGTGTTAATTTATTAATATTGAAAAAATGGAAAATTCAAAAATACTAAAGGGAGATGAAGCAAGAAAGTTTATTGCTTACGAAAAGCTAAGAAGAGCTGGTCATTGTAATATGTTTGATGTAAAATGTGTAAAAGCATTTACAAGATTAGATAGAGAAGATGTAATGTTGATAATTAAAAATTATAACGAATTATCTGCTAAATATTCAAAAGAACTTTCGAGGTTAGAACAATGAAATTTAGATTTTTAGACCCAGATACTTTTAAAGTTTTAAAGGAAAAAGAAATGACAGAAGCAAGAAGATTGGCTTACACTCAAGATTGCATTATGGAGGAAGTAAAATGATTTACGAATGCAGTAAATGTCACTTCGTAGGATTTACACAAAGAGTTTCAGGATGTTGTAATATGTGTGGCGGTAAGTTAATTAGCAAAAGTTTAAGTAGGTATCAAAAATGAAAAAAGGAAAATATGTATGTTTAGGAAATAGGTTTTTAGCTAACAATAAACTTGGTTTTGTTTTTTACAAACTTAATGCAGACAATTCTATTAATGAAGATGAAAAGTTAATGTTTTCAGAAAGCAAAAAACGAAAGTATTTCTTTAGAAGCATTTATGAAGTTGAAGTAGATAATGATAGTTACTCTTTAACGTTACAAAAAGACGAGTTTATAGGAAATGTCAAACTATATCTAATAAAATCTGAAGAGCATAAGCAATGGTACTATGACATTAAAAATGAAGAAAAAATTAGAAAAGAAAAAATTAGACTTGAAAAAGATAAAATTTCATTAGATAATTTATCTTTTGGTGAGTTAAAAACTTATGTAGCAACAAAAAAAATTTCAATTAATACATTTTTAACTCTAATAAATAGTTGGAAAGACAAAACACAAAGAGAGTATTATGAAGGTAAATTAAAATAATAAAATAATGAGATAGAAAATGAATAGATTAGAATTAGTAAAAAATACACAAGGAAGTAATGATAAGATTATTTCTTTAAAAGGTTTGTTACAAACAGAAGATAAAAATTTGTTTGAATATATATTAAGGACAACTTATGATTCAAGTATTAAGTTTGGATTAAGTGATAAAACATTAATGAAAGTTTTTCATATAGATAGTTTAAAAGGTTATGATGATTTAGGTGAATGGGTAGATAAGAATTTTCCTTATGTACATAATATAGATTTAAATTTAAATGATTTAAGAAATATTGTTAATGAGACAATTAAATTAACAGGACAAAAACAAATAAATTATTTAGGATTTGTACTTAAAAAATTATGTAAATCAGATGTTGTTTGGATTTGTAGAATGTTATTAAAAGATTTAAGAATTGGAATTGGTTTGAAATCAATCAATAAAATATTCAATGAATTGGAAATTAAAGAAATTTTCAATTTCAAATGTCAATTATGTTCTGTAATTAAAGAAATTTCTTTTAATGATAATGAAATGAAAAAAGTTGTTTTCCCTTGTTATGTAGAAACTAAATATGATGGGACAAGAACTAAAGCTTATTTGGAAGAAGGGAAAATTAGATTAATGTCAAGGCAAGGAAAAGAAACTACTAAACAATTCCCTGAAATTGTAAAAGCATTAAATGAATTTGTTAAAATAAATGATTTGCATAATTGTTGGTTTGATGGTGAAATAATTAGTTCTGATTTTAATTCATTACAAAAAAGATTAGGAAGAAAGGAAGAAAACATTAATGAAGATTCATCATTAAGTTATACAATGTTTGATATGTCTTTTGATAATTCATTTAAAGATAGAAGAGACATTTTAGAAAAATATACTTATACAAATAAAATTAAATTAAGTGAAGGAATAGAATGTAATTCTATTGAAGAGATACAAAAATATTTTAATATTATGATGGACAGAAAAGAAGAAGGTTTAATTGTTAAAAATTTAAATTCATATTATGAAGGAGATAGAAAGGGTTGGTTTAAAATAAAGCCCGTCTACGATGCAGATGTAACAATTATAAATGCTAAATATGGAACTGGAAGGAAATCAAATAATATCGCTTCATTGCAAATTTCAGATGAAGAAGGAAGAAGTTGTTGGGTAGGAAGTGGAATAACAGATTATTGGTTAAAAGAATTAACAAAATTATGGGACGAAAAAATATTACTTGGTCACACAGTAGAAATACAATACGGTGAACTTACAAAAGAAAGTTATAGATTTCCAAGATTTATAACTTTAAGATATGATAAATAAAGAATTATTTAAATTATCTTATCTATCAAAGGTATATCTGAACCATATATTCCAATTTGAGATGCTGAAGCTGTTGCATTTCCTCCTGAAGTAATATCTACTGAAATTATATCATTTTGTAATATATTTGTATCAACTGAAAAAAGTAATTGTGTAGTCGAAGTAGTAGAGCCACTTTTAATAACTGTTCCATTTTTAGTTATTTGATAGTAACCAGTCCATCCACCTCCAGCAGGAGCAGCAAAGTAAAGACCTATTCTTACTAACGAAACAGCTCTTGTAAATGTTTTTGAATAAACTGAAACATACCCTGAATTTCCTGGTGCACTTCCTGAAGCAATTACTTGATAAGCAGAATTAGAAACATAATATTTAGTTGTTGCATCAAGAGTTGCTTGTGTAAAAGAGCTTCCAATTTCTACTGAAGCTGTTCCATCGTGAAATTGTAATTTCTTGCTTGTACTATTATAATACACTTCTCCTTCTGCTAATCCTGCAGGTGCAGTTGCTTGTGGATTTAATTTTACTATATTTGTTTTTACCATTTTATTTTTTACCTCCTTTCTTTTTAGTAACTTTTTTAGCTACTTTCTTAACTTGTGCTGCAGGTTTTTCAGGATTAATAATATTTTTAATTCTGTCTTCTATTTCAGATACTTTAGATTTTAATTTTTCATCTGCTTTTAAAAATTCTTTTGTTTGTTTAACTTTTGAATCTTTAAGTAAAAATTCTATTTTATATTCTAATGCTAAAATTCTTTGTTTTAATAATTTAATTTCAGCTCCATTATCTGCTCCAAATACTTCTTTTACAATTCTATTATGTTTATCATTTACTACCATTTTTAATTAATATAAACTCCATAACCTTTCAAGCTTGGAGTAACTGCTGTATCAGTAGTAGCTAAGTTAAATGTTAAACTTAAAGTTCCTGCGCCTAATGTACTAATATCAATTACAGTATCAAATGGTTGGGCAGCTAATGTTGTTGTTCCATCTGAAATATCTACAGTCATACTTGTATTTGTTGGAAGTGTTTTATCAGAATAAACTAATAAATTTCTTTCTGCTCCTGTCAATGTTTGAGTATTTGAATTACAAACTGCAGTTCCAGATAAAGCAAAATTATTTGAAGTATAATACCCTGAAGCAAAACTAACTGTTCCTCCATAAATTGGATCTATACCTATTCCTGCTTGTGCAACTGATTTTGTAGGATTAGGGTTAGAACCAGTAAAAGTAAAACTTCCTCCTGTGGAGCCTAATAATACAGATTGGTATGAAGTACCATCAGTATAAATAAATTTTACATAAAAAGATCCATTTGTTAATGTTGCAGTTAAACTATTAATAAATACGTTATTTACAGTAGACATAGTAAAAACTAATCCTGTACCTACTGTAGATCCAGAAGCATTAGGTAAAGGAGTTGTATGTGTTCCTGCTCCATTAGGTAATACAAGTTTAGTTCCTCCAAATGCAGCTATACCTGAAGTTTTAGTTGAATTAGTTCCTGCTGCAGTTGTGAATTCATCTACAACTAAACCATCTCCATTTACAAAAGTATTATTTGCTTGTAATGTTCTATATGATAATAATGCAGTATGTTTAGCTGTAGGTGCTGAACCTTGACCCCATAATACATTTGTTCCATCTGTTGTTAATACTTGTCCTGAACTTCCAACTGGTAATGCAGTATAAGAAGTTCCATTATCAACTAACATATTTCCATTTGTTGAAGCAACTGGAACTCCAGATGCTTGTGCTGTAAACTGTCCTCCTTTAACTGAAATAACTCCAGTTGTAAGTACTGCAAAATTAACAACTAATGAATTAGCATTTGTTATTGTTATGCTTGAAGGATTTAATATATTATTTGTACTATCAACAACTGTTACTGTAGGTTGTAAATCATTTAAATTATGATTTACAACTACTGCTGTAACGTTAGTAAAGGATTGTGTAAAATTTTTAAGTCCTCCACCAATAACTGCTTCAGTTCTATAATCTGTTATGTTACCTGAAGTAATTGCTGTTACATTTGCATTTACAAGAACCATATCTAATACAACTGTTGTATCAATATTATAATCTGCAGGAACTGGATTTACATTTGGTGTTCCGGGAATCACAACTAATGCTGATCCATTCCAAACAATTAAATCTAATCTTGGATTAACTGTGTCAGCTGCAGAAATTGTAACTGTTGCACCAGTAATATTAATTGGAAGTTTATTATATAATAATGAACCACTTGAAATAGCTACATTCATGTCAGTTCCTGTTACAGAACTTAATGCTCCACTTATCCATGCATTTTTACCTGAAATAATTCCTTGATTTATTTCAACTGCATATCCTATATTTCCTTCTACTGCTCGATACACCATCAGAAGCACCTCCTACCATCATCTTTTATACTTACGCAAGCACAATTTAATATTCCTTTTATTTCTTCCATTTTTTAATTAATTATAACACTCCAAATTATTTTAATTGCATCCGCTGTGTTATGTGTGTATGCTAAATTATGAACATTACTCATTGTTCCTGCTGTTGCTGCATTAAATAAACCTATACCATTCCAAGCACCTACTGCTTCACCAGGTAAAATAATAAATTCAAAATTAACTTGATTTGCTGCAGTATTAATTAAATTAATACCTTTTCTTATAACTTCAGTTGTTAAAACTGTTGAACCTGCAGTATAAACAGTAGCTGATGTATCTACTCCAAGATGTGAAGGTATTGTTCCTGTTCCAGCTAAAATTGAAGCGTATAGACTTTTACCTAAAGTAGTAACAATATTTTTTTCATCTAAGACAAGTGAATCATTTTCGTAAATTCTGATTCTTCCTGTTACTTCTTGAGTATCTTTTACCATTATATTAATAATATTATAATTTATATTTATAAATTTAATTAATTTTAATAAGTTGAATTAATAGTTCCGTATCTAAGTAATCCATAAGTTCTATCTAAAATTGTAATACTTACTGAAATTATATCTGAAGTTGTAGTTGTATCAACAGTTGATGATGTTGCTTCAAGAATTGTATAAACTCCAGATGCTTTACTAGAATTTATTGCTGCTCCTGCTGTATTTATTAAATCAAAATTAGTTCCAACATCAAATTGTATTTTTATTTTTGCTGGGCTTATATCTGTTACAGTAATTCCTGAAGTTGCAATTCCAGTAACTCTGCTTATTACAGATTTAATATCATCACTTGTTCCTGATGAATTTATTGTTGTCCAGAAAGATTTTATTCTACTTCTGAAAACTAAATCTGTTTCTCCAGTATTTCTACCTAAGCCAAAAATTTGTCCAATAGCATCTAGATAAATTCCATCTGCTGTTCCAAGTTGAATAGTTTTCTTAACATTGTTAGTTTCAGTTACAAATAAATCTAATTCTGCAATAACTGCATTAGCAAAATCATCTATATTCTTACCTGACCAATGTGATGGAAGATTTCTTAATATTTTTTTTGAGCTCATTTTATACTTGACTAATTAATAATGTTCCTGATTTAGGTTGTTGTGAAGTTGTTATAGTTGTTGTTCCAGCAGGTGTAGTTACATTTGTATAATTCACTCCAGGCACTAACATTATTGTATCAATTAATTGTGATACATAAACAGAAGTTCCAATAGGATATGAATTTAATTTCAAAGTCAATGCAGCAATAACAGCATCTCTAACTGTTGCATATGTATAACCTGTTTTTATATTTATTGAAGCAGTTACATTTACATTTACAATTGTTGGAGTTGTCCAAGTTCTAAATATTCCTGCAGCTTTATTTGCATCAATTGTTGTATCAATTTCAGTTTGTTGTGCTGCTGAAAAAGTAGAAGTTCCTCCAATGAATAAGGAGATGTGACCTACTTGTCTCCAATTATATGTGACATTGAATACTTTTGTATTAGCTGGATGATAAGCTGTTAAAAATTGTATCTCATTAATGTCTGTAATATTATAATCAACTGAAGGTTTATACCATTGTTGTGCTGCTGCTGCTGTTAAATGTGTTGTTGCTGTTGTACCTTCAACTCCTCTTATACAACCTGTTAAAGTTGTTCCAGTCTTACCTGTATAACTTATAACTTCATTATCAATTTTAATAAATCCTGATGTTGCATAACTTGTTGTAGAGGTTATAGTTATTGTTGTAGCTGTTCCATTTAATGCCCCATTTAATGTTGAATTTGTTGCATCAACTAATGTTAATGTAGAATCTACTTGTCCAAAATCTTGAGCCAAAGCATATAAACTTGTTCCAGTTGTATATGTATGTGCTTCATTGGTTGCTGTAAATGTAGGCATATCATCTACTACTGCTGAAGTTACATAAGGCAAAGCAATTACTGCTGATTGTATTGCTGATGTTGTAGCTTTCCCTGTTGAAAACGAAGTATTCAAAACTCTATTTCTTAATGCTGTATCTGTTTCAATATCTGTTCCTCCAGCTAATAATGAATAATTATTTACAGAAACAATATCTGGAATTGACGAAACCATATAAGTTACTTTTCCTGGAATAACATTATATTGAACTCCAACTAATTCTGCTGTAATTGGAACTTCAACCGATAATGGCACATAATCAACTAAAAAGTTAGTTCCATTATCTGGTAATGTTCCTGTTGGTACAAATGTAATTATGTCTCCATTATATGCAATTGTATTTGAAAAAAACATATAATCAATATTTATCAATCCAGAAGTTATAATATCTGTTACGTTATTTGTTCTAAAATCAAATTCCATAAATGTAATTGAGGTTACGTCAGGTGTTCCAACAGTTGTTGCATTTGCTGTGTTTAAAGTTATTAAATTCCAACCTGTGGATAATGAAGCATTTGATAAATTCCATTCAATATAATTTGAAGAGCTGGAACCTAATCTGTAATACGAAGTTAATATTTTAGCAAGTGTTGCTGCATCTTGTATTCTTAACCAAAATGAAAAAGACTTACCAGTTAAATCAACTGATGTAGAAATTGTTTTTGTATATTTTAATGTGTCAGTTGTAATTCCAGATTTACCTAATTTCAATGACTTAGTTCCTTGTCTAAAATTTACTGTATCTGTTGTTAAAGCTGCAGCTGATGTTGAAACTGCCCAACCTGTTGTTGCTTCTGCTGTATCAACTGAAGCAATAGTTGGTAAATCAATTATTGTTTTGTTAACAACATTTTTAGTCAATAAATAATCTGTTGTTAATGAAAATGTATGAGGAACAGTTGCAACTGTTCCAGCAATACTAGTTACATTATCATAAAATCTTTGAGTCAAAGGATATTCATAAATACCATCTGCAAATGAATGTGATTCAGCAGCTATATTTTTATTAAATATTATATCTGAATCTGATGTAAATCTTAATACATTTGTTATTCCTGCAGGTTGGATTGAAAATAAGGAATTTACTGGCACTGTGAAATCTGCTAAAGCTGGAGTTGTTCTTTGTAATGTTAAATTACCAGTTGATTTACTTCCAGGATTTCTTGTAACTCCTACTAATGAAACTAATTCATCTAAGTCTGTTGCAGTAGCTGTACTTATTCTTGTTGCATCATAAACTGCTTGTATTTGTTGGTATAATCCATTGTTTGTTACATCATCTAATTCTAATGCATAACCTTCTACTAAACTTCTTATTACAGAACCAATATTTAAATCAGTAATGTTTTGATTATTTGCTGTCAGATGAGCAACTACTGAGTTAACTATATCTGCAAAATTTTTTGTCTTGAATGCCATTTTATATATTATATTGTATTACTAAAGTTTCAGGAACTACTGAATTTACTGGTGTATAATTTAATGTTATGTCTAAATATGTTTTACCACTTAAAGTTGTGAAACCAACTATAACATCATTAATTGTTGTTATCCTTGCCTCGTCTGCAAGAGCAGTATAAATATATGAAATTGCTGAAGCTTGTGTTGTTGCATCTTGAGGTGCTCCAATTAATAAATTTAGATTACTTCCATAAGAAAGATGGCTTATAAGCTCACCTTTTGGAGTGTATAGTCTATTTAGAATTGCTTGTTGCAAATTACTTATTCCAGTAATAGTAGCAAAATCACTATAATTACTAAATAAAACATCATTATTAACGAAACTAAATTCAACATCTGTTCCATATATATCTACCATTATAATATAAATATTAAAATTAATATTTATAAATTTAATTAAAATGTTCCTGGATTCTTTGGATTTGTTCCTGTGACAGTTCCACCAGTTGCCGAGGTAAGTCCTGTCACAGTTCCATTAAATGTTACATTTCCATAAATGTTTATATTACCATTTCCATCACACTGAAATCCATAATTATTTTTATCAAATACTTTGAATTCTCCAGTAGTTTCATTTAGTTTTATCTTAGAACCAGATTTAGTTTTTATTATAATCATATCATCTGTTAGAAATCTTATATGACTTCCCCAAGCTTTGTTTACTAAAAGCATTTCATCTTTGTTTGTCATATTAACTTGATTATCTTGAATTAAACTAAAGTCATCATAAATACTTGCAATCATAATATATTCTCCAAATAAATGTAATACTAAAATAAAATCTCCAACATTAGGATATCTTACTATACCTGAACCATTGCTAAGATGAGGACTAGACAGTTTAATATTTTCTATTCCAATTCTTGTATATACATTTATTCCTTTAATGAATAATTGTCCATTAGTTTCTGTAATTTCTTTTACTTGAATTTTCATAAAAGTAGAAAATAAAACATGTTCTATTTTTTCTTTAATATTATTTGTTATTGATTTTAATATACTTAAGTCCATTTTTATTGTATTTGTCCGTTTACTTTAGCATTAACTTGTAATGTATCTTCATCTGCAACTCCAAACTTTTGTAATACTATTTTTTCTGGAAACTCTGTTAATGTATGTGCATACCCTGTTATATTCATTACGACATCATTTTTACCAATAGTATAATCAATTGAATCTATTATGAAAATTTCTCTTCCTGTAAATCTATTATAATCTTTAATAGTAAATTGTTCTCCAAGTTTCATTTTTAAAGTTGTGTTAGTTATTGGAATAGTAAAACCAATCTTATGGTTACGTTGTCTGTCAAGTAATTCTTGTCTTGCCATTTCTTCAAGTTTTTCTTTATTACCTGTAGAATAATCATATCTGTAAATAACTTTTTTCTTACCAGTATTAACTAAACTTATAAAATCAACTGCTTGTCCTAAAACTCCACCAGTTCCAATATAAACAACTGCATTAATATCTGAAGCAATATTTCCATAATCTAAAGTTCCAAGAACATTTGTTTTAATATCAAAATCATACACTTGTATAGTTTTATTAAATTGCAAAAAACTTGGTACAGTAAATTCAATGTTGTTTGTTTGTGAAATATAATTTATATAAATAGGAATATTGTCTTTTAATTCTTGAAAAGCTTCTAGTACATTTCCTGTTGGAGTAATATCTTTAGCTACAATTTTATCTGTAATTCCATTAAGTGAATATGTAAATGTAGTTCCCCAACTTGTAGATAAGTTAGAATTAGCTAACCCCATTACAGATTCAATAAATTGTAAAACACTTGACATACTAATATTATATTGTAAAGTTACTCTGTTCATAACAGATAATTTATCAAGAACTGTTACATCTAATTGTTTAGTAGTTTTTGATAATCTTGGCGTTAAGGAATCTATATAACCTGTAAATAAATTAATATATGTTACATTATCTAATGAAAAAAAATATTCCAGAAGTAAATCCTGAGACATTATTGAACTATATGTTGTTCCATCTGGCATATTAAAATTCATTGTTTGAACAGTATTTGACTTATCCATTGAAATACTAACTCCATCAAATAATGAAAATTCTGTTGTTGTTCCATCAAATTGAGTTATTCTGATATATTGTTTCATTTTATGCTCTCTTATCTACCAAATTTTGATTTTTTAAATAATTAAGAATTGAATTGACATCTTTGTTTGTTGGTAAAACTAAATTTACTTTCTCTACATTTGCACTTCTATATTCAGTTAAAGTTAATGAAACTTCAAGTACTTCTGCACCATCAACTATATTAGTATTAATGTTAGCAATAATATATTCACCAAATAATCCTGAAGCACCTAACTTTGAAAATAATTTAAAAGGGTTTGTTGTTTGTCTTAGCATATCATATATTCTAAGATTAGTTTGTAAATCATATTTTAATGTAAATGTTACAGGTATTTCAACAATCAATGGTCCAGTATTAACAACATATCCTCCAGCGCCTCCAATAGTTTCATATTTTATTATTGAATTATTATTAGATAAACCAACACCAGTTACAACATCTAAATTAAAAGTTGTTCCATCTGCAAATTCCATTACATATAAAGTTTTATTTTCTGTTATTGCCATTTTAATTAGTTTTATTTAGCTGAACCATTGGATTATACATTTTGCTAACTTGATTTACATTTAATTGATTAGCTTGATTAAAGTATAAGTTTTGATTTACGTTATTATGAGTTGTATTATTGTTTGTTGCTGTAGCAGTTTTAGGTGATACTTTAGATTTAGTAGAAGTATCTTTATCTGAACCAAACAAAGCTTTTATTATACTATTGTCTGCAATATCTTTAAATATTGCATGTATCATTTTTGCTGGACTTGTAAGATTTGAAAATATATCATACATTATTTTAAATCCAGTAATTAATGGTTCTATTGATGTTACATATAATGCTTTAAATATAATTTTCAAACCATTAACTGTTGTTTTTAATAATCCAAATTTTTTAAGTACTAGTGCAATTCCTGCACCAAGAGCTACAACTAAACCAACTGGTCCAGATAATGCTAACCAAAATCCAGCTGCTGCTATTGCAGCATAACCAATCCACTTTCCAATATCTTTCCATATTGCGACAGAACTTGAACCATCTTTATTTGTAGTACCAAACATTAATGCTAAGCCTTCAGCTAATGGACTTAAAATTGATGTAACAACTTTTAATCCAGAAGACAACCCTTCAAATATACCAGTTAATACAGCAAAAAATTTAGTAAATATAAAATCAAAAAATGGGCTTAATTTTCTAAGAAGAACTCTAAAGTTTGCATCCATTCTTGCAAACGTATTACTAATTTTACCTGAAAATTTTATCCACTTAGTTTGAACTCCTCCAATATTTTCTTGCCATATTTTCATACCAATAGTAATTGCAGCAGTTAACAACAATAATGGACCAAACATTTTTGTAGAATTTCTTGCAAGAGCTGAAATACCTTTAAAACTTAAAAGGGACTCTCCTGTCATTGCAGTAAACATTTTAGATGTTTCTTTTACTTTTAATTTAAGCAATCCAATATAACCTCCAGCAGCTTTTAAACCTTTTTGTTTCTTATTAAATTGAAACATTCTATCATTCATAGAATCAAAAAACCTAACAACTTTAAAGTCAGATAATGCTTTCATAGAATCTCTATTTTTATTCATTACTTTATCTAATTTTTCAAATTGTTCATTAGATTTAGTAACTCCTTCAAGTAATTTTTGAAACCCATTAAATCCTCTAACATCAATATTAAATTCTACATCTTTAGTTGCCATTTGCTTTCTTTAATTCCTCATTATATTTTTTATGATATTCTATTCCTTCAGCTATTTCTGAAGTTGTAAATTGTCTTAGCTCACAAGGTAATCTTCCTGTTAAGCCTGCTAAAGTTGAAATAGCAAATTCCAAATTACTACTTTCTAAATAATCTTTAGCAGACTTCAAAGATTTTTTATGTTATATAACTCCTCCACTGCTTTTGACAATAACATTGATTCACTTCCTGGTAATTCATCTACTTTAAATGAATCATCAAGTTCAGGTTCAACACAACTTCTTGAAATAACTAATGAATTTGCAACTGACTCATCAATCTTTTTAATTGGTTCTCCTGCTCTATCTCTTCCAGAAACTTTTGTTGCTGCTGTATAACAAGCTTTCAAATCTTTTGTTATTAATTCTTTTAGTTTGTAAGAATTTCCATTTCTTGCAACTACACAAACAAATTCCCCTTCAAAATATAATCCAGGAATTTTTTCTTTCTTTGCTTTAGCAAAGGTTATTACTTTATCTTCATTCATTTTCAATTACCTCTGCAGTTTCTTTATAAAAATATAATGTCAATACTTCATTTTTATATGATAAATCTAGTTTATCATAATTGAATAATTTTCTTACTTCTTCTAACCATTCTCCTTTTAGAAATGATTGTGCATCTAAGTTGTATTGTTTCTTAGCTCTTGTAACTGTTATGTTTTTTACCTTCTCGGTCTCATATGTTAGTTCCATAATATAAATAATATTATAATTTATATTTATAAATTTAATTAATACTAAACCTGTATGAATAAGAATTAAACATTTTATTAGTATGTATGATAAAATGTATTAAAAATAAAAAAAGGTTGATTTAAACGAAATCAAACCCAATTGCTGAAAATTCAAATGATTGTGTTGTTTCTGATTCTAACTCTAAACTAATAGGAAATCCTTTGATTGCACATCTTCTCAATACAAAATCTCTTCCATTAGCATTAAATCCTTCTATTTGAGCTGTTAATTCAAACTCAATTGGTGAATTTAATGTAAAGTCCCATAGTTGAGCTAATACATCATTGTCAACATAAGTTCTATCAAATGAACCACTAATTTCTCTTTTAAGAAATACTCTATCAATAGGCATTCCTTTTGATCCTGCTTCATACAAGATGTTTTCATTAATAGTTACATTTAAATCTAACTTTGTAATGTATCCAACTTGTTTTCCTGCTATCTTTACTACCACATCATTTAGTGATACTGCTTGTTTATTTGCTGCTGCTGCCATTTATTAAATCCTCAACTCCAGATTAAATGTTATGTAATCTGTTTCATTAATTAACTGAACTCCTGCTGTAATATTAATTGATCTTGGGTCAGTTCCTAAAGCTACTGTTACTGAGTAACTACTAATCATTCTTTGGTCCATTGCTTCTTTAAAGAAACTTGATAAACTTAATTGAATAGTTTTTCTTGTTGTTGCATCATTAGGTTCTCCTAAAAATACAACTGATTTTGCATATACTTGTTCTTTAAAATATTCAACTTTCCTTACTGAATCTAACATAAATTGCCATCTTGTAGTTGCTCCAGATTTAGTTATTGCCATAATTGTTCCAAAACTATTTGAAGCATTTAATTTTCCAAATATTGTGAATCCATTTGAAACTAAAGATTCTCTCTCTGCTGAATTATAATCATTAATTAATAATGAATTAGCTGTTGTAATTGGAATTGCTTTTTGAGTTGGACTTGAATTAACTGCTAAGTTACAAAGTCTTCCTGCATAAGCACAAGCTGTAAATGAACCATCTAACCAACTTGCTGTATCTGAAGCAAGTCCAGTATTGTATAATGCTGAATGAATATTAACTAATCTTCCATTTGTATTTGATGCTGTTCATTAGCTGCTCTATTATCAAGTAAACCACTAAATGTTAAATGAAATGTATTTGCTGTTTTTCCTGGAATAACTAAGTAATCCCAAACTGCTGTTAGTAAATAATTATTAAATGCTGTTACATAATCTACATCTGCAGGTGTTCCACTAACTCCTCCAGTTAAATTTGCTGCTGCTGAAGCATCAAATAAACCTGTTCCATTTGATGTTCCTCTAACTAAAACTGAAGACGTTAATTGTGTTACAAATCCTGCAATTGTTGTATCTGTATAAATTTCAGTTGTTGTTCCATCTGAAATAGTTAGTTTTCTAGCTGAACCAGAAACTTCAGATAATACAGTTATATTATTTCCATAAGTACCATTATATAAAGCTGTAATAGTTAATTTGTTAGTTGCTCCTGTTGTTAGTATAATTGAAGCTTTAGCCGAAGTGGCTCCTTCTACTCTTATTACAGTAAGTGATGTTCCACCTGCTGCGAAGAATTTATCTGCTGCTGTTACTAAGTTTCCACTTTTATATTTTCTAAAAACTTCATTATAACTAGAGAAAAGTCCAACTGCTGTTGAATCTCCCCAGTCTGAATCTGCAATCATTGCTGCAGTTCCAAATGTAGTTCCTGATGATAAAGTAAAGTTACTTGTAACATTTGTCGTAAAACTTGGGGTTATTACCATTTTTATTGTATATTGTATATTTGATTGATTGTATTAATTAATTGTGCTGAATTGTAAACTATCGCAGTTGTACTTAGCAAGCTTAATTTAATTGTAGCTCCATTCATTATCCTACTTGTATCTTCAGTATAATCTAAATCAACTTGTCTATCAAAAGGATTATAAAAATAACTTCCTGCTTTTAATGTAGCTTCATTTGAATCTATTGCATCTAACAAGTTACCAATTAAATAATTACCAAGCAATGAATTTTTAGCTCTTTTTACTGAACCTCCAGGAATAGGAATATCAAAATAAACATCAGTTTTCACAAATACACCAATCCAAATAGTTATATCATTTACATATCCTGTTTCATCTGTAACATTATTTGTATTATAAGTTCTAGTAAGTTTTTTTCCTGCTGCAATTGGTCTTGGTTCTACATTTAAAATTTTAATTGTATATCTTGGATAAAATTTATCTGAACCTCTTGGAATAGTTGGGAATATATATTCTCCAGAAGTTAATGCTCTCTCTGTATTTATATCTGAAACAGAATTTTTTATTATATTGTACAAAGTATTATATATTGTTATTAAATCATTCATTTTCCTGTTTTTAGGATAAGTAATTGAAGTTTTTATCAATCATTTATAATAATATTATATGTTTATAATTTATAAATTTAATTTAAATAAAATTTTAATTTATTAATTCAATAAAGAAATGTTGATATATTTCAGTATGTCCGTTTAAAGCTACATCTTCTAAATCTTTAATCTTATATCTTTTTCCTTGATATAAAACAAAATCGTATCTTTCTATTAATGCTAAGTTTGTAGGATAGTTTTTAGGATTAGAATATACTTCTAATCTCAAAGTATCTACTGAAGATTTATCATCTTTATCTTGAAGTTTTTGTTTATCTGGATTAATATTAACTGTTAATGTCCATTGAATAACATTTTCTGCTATATCTTCATTGAAAATATTTCCTGCATCTTTATTAGTTAATCTTTCTAAAGTTATAGTATCTGGATTGTTATAAAAAATTACATCAAATCTTCTTTTAATTTGAGTATCAATTCCAATTCTATTAAATACTGTATTAATTGTCATTTTATATATTTTCAACTATTGTTAGTAATCCATTAGATACTATTCTTTTTGAGGTTCCTGTATCAAAAGTATATTCAACTTCGTAAATACCAACAGCATCAAAATCAGTTGATGAAATAGTATACTTAAAGATTCCAGAAGCTGCAGTTACAACAGTGCAAGTTCCTGTAAATTTAGGTAAAGCTGAAGATAAACTTTTTATCTGAAAAGTAATACTAGAATAAGAAGTTAAATCTACAGGAACACCAACATCATTTGTTAATGTTAATTGTAAATCAAAACCATAATCTAATCTTTTAAAAACTGGATTACTTCCTGCAGGATAATTCAAACCATCAAAGCTAGTATTTATTTTCATTCTTAAATCCTCCTTGTAGTTCTGCTTCTTAAATTTCCACTTCTCGCTGGAGCAATTGTTATTGGCATCATGTCATTATATAATCTTTGAATAGTTAATTCATTTGCTTTAACTAATTCATCCATACCTTGATTATCTGCTGAAATACTAACTCCATTTAAATCAAATGAATTTATACCTTGTTGATTCAACATAATCATTAATGTATCTTTAATATTATTAAACGCTTTTAATGAAATAATTCTTCTTATTGTATCAATATATTTAGTATCATAATAATCAATACTTGATGTTTTATACCTAATGTACAAGGTATTACCAGTAGTTATTGGTAAAGGTATATCATAGGTCAACTTAAGAATATTAAAATCTTTTGTCTTAATTACATTAGCTCCTGTAAGATGATTATTTAATTGAGTAACATTGTAATTTACATCCATCTCAAACAATTCAATATCTTTTATTGAAAATTCATTATTAACATCTTCAGAAACAGGATATTGTCTAAATAATTGAATAGTACTTGTTGTTAAAGAGCTTCCATATTTTATTTCATTTTGTGTTGAAGTAAGTTTTGAAAACCATTTAGCAGCTAAAGTTATTGCTTCTAAAACAATCTCATCAGCTAAGTCTATTGAAAACATACTTTTGAAGTAATTTGTTGTTATAATCATTTTTATTTATTATAATAATAATTTTATTTTTATTATTTATAAAATTAATTAAAAATAATAACCAAGATTAATAATGTCACATATAAATCAAACCGTATAAATTCATAATTAGATTCTACATTTGCCTGGGCTTGAAATAAAGCAATTTGCATTTCATTTGAAATGTTACAATCTGCGTGTGTAATTGAAGACTCTAATAAATTATAGTTAATTGTTATATTATCACAACCTGCTTCAATATAAATTTGTTTATGAGCTTGTTCGTGAAGAACAACTCCTGTAAGCATTATAGTTATTAAAATAAATAAAACAAAGATATATTTAAATACCATTGAATTTACCAATGTTTGCTTTAGGTATTCCATTTATCTTTCCAGGTAAAATTCCATTGACTTTTTTATTGTAACCTGTCGGAGCAGTTACTGCAGACATTGTTGGAACCTCATAATTATAATTAAGTTCAATTATTTCATCTTCAGTCAATGCTCTGTTATATACTCTGGGTTCATCTATCTTTCCAGTGAAATACCAAGTATTACTTGTAGGGTGTTTTCCAATGAATGTGGCACCAGTCCAAGTGTTTGAGGTGGCACCAGTGTAAGAGTATACTAAAAAACCATCAATATATATTGAACCTGTAGTTCCAGTCCTTATATGAGTAATCATTTGCCAAGTATTTATTATTGGGGCTATGTTTGTATTTTTCCAACCAGTATTTCCATATATTTGCCAAACACCATTTGCTATTGAGAGGATTACTTCATTAGCTCCAGCAGCATCATAATGATATAATATGGTAGTATTTACAGCAGGTATTGAAGTAAGATATGTCCAAACATTATGAGTCCTAGTATTTGTACCTGGTGCAGGTATTGTCATATAATTAGTAGTTCCATTAAAATTTCTTGCTTTATTGGTTGCAGCATTTTTATCAGTTGTTAAAGTAGCTCCATTATTAGTTAAAGTATAACCATTTCCAGAAAAATCATTTAATGTATCCATATGATACCCTGCAGTTAAGCCTTGAGTTAAAGTATCAAAACTTGTTGCCGTTGTATCATAACCATAATAAAGCATTTTAATTTCTGTATCAGATAATGCCCTATCATATATCCTAAACTCATCAATTTGACCTGTCCAAGGTTGAGCTGTAGAAGATCCGTTATATCCTATGTTTTGTGTCATATTAGTATAACTTCCCCCTGTTTGAGTTACATTTCCAGTATGAGCAACAGAAGCTTGTAATACTGAATCAGTATACATTTTAACATTTGCACCATCATAAGTTACTGTTACCTGATGCCAAGCCCCATCTATAACACTTGTAGTTCCTCGTATTAAAAGTCCAGAGGCATAAACATGTTCAAATACTCCTCCTAAATCTTGACGAACTGTACAATAATTATATAAATAATAAGCTGCATCTCTTTCAATATATAAAAATATTTGACCAGTTCCTGAAGAATATTTAACCCACATATTAATAGTATAAGCATTATGCAATGTCCAGTTAATAGGTGTGAAATGATAATTATTTCCAGAACTTAAACTTTTAGATTGATTAGCAATACCATTCTTATCTGAAGCATTTGTAGGTGTTCCATTTGCTGTTAATGTAAATCCATTAGAACCTTTATCTGTTAAT